ATAGCTGGATTTTGCGTGGCGGGGTCGAATTACGTTTCACTGGAGCGACCACGACGCTCTTGTTCTGCTGAGTCGGCTTGCTATCGGCTTCATCCTCATCAGCAGCAATATGCGGGTAGCGCTTTCGTACTTCCCTGTCGAGTGCATTCCAGTACTCCTCTGTACTGGGATCAATGCGCTCGAAAACGACAAGTCGGTCATGAATGTGCCGTGCGTAATCGGTCATCTCGCGGTCACGACCAAACCAAGTATTCTTCTTGGCCCACGCCATCGTCCGGGCATCCGGCTGCGGCGGCGGAGTCTGAGGCTGATACTGGGGCGGCTCAGGTACGTATTCCTCCACCTCATGGGGCCGGAAGCCGCGAACCTTATCCGCCTCGACACTGAGCCGCGCAATATCCTTGTGCGCGTCTACCTGTTTGTCGATATCCCCGAGTTCCATAGCCTCCCTGAGACGCCGCTTGGCAACCTCAAGTTCGCTCTCGACTCGGGTCTGCATCTGGTCAGCGATAATCGACTGACCAGAATGCAGAGCCTTCTTCAAGTTGGCGTTTTCCGCCATCATGCGCTTCGCATAATCCGCAAGTGCGGCCTGCTGGCGCTCAAGCTCCTCTTTCGCACGGCGTTCTTCGTGGTACTCGTACTTGAGCTTGCTTATACGCTTCTTGACCTTGTCGCTGTACTGGGAGACCTCATCCTCTTCAGGAATGTCGGGCTCACCAGCACGGCGGGGCCTATTCTTATCTTCAGGTGGCGTATCGTCTACGATTTCCACCTGAAGATCGGTTTCCGTGCCCGCAACCTTGTCGGACTCCGGAGACACCGCTTCAATTTCTGTGTCGCTCATGCCCGCTCAATCCCTTCCGGATCACCAAGAGTCGCCTCGACGCTATCGTCATTTATCAGGCGGAACTCCTTGCCCCCAACCTTGAATCGTGTGCCGGAATAAGCACGGAACATGATCCAGTCTCCACCCTTGCAATAAGGGCCTTCGGGGAAGCGGTCGGGGTCTGAATAACAATCAGGCCCCATTCTGAGGACTTGGCCAACGATACTGGCCGTCTCCTCCTTGGTCTTCAGCGTGTCGGGCCGGATAATCCCGCCCTTCGTCTTCTCTTCCACTTCCGGCACCGAAATGAGAATCCGGTATCCGGTCGGCACAGGAAGCTTGTCAACGATTTCCTTCGAAATCTTGCTTTCCGAGTACATGCGTATTCCTACGTTGTTGCGCCTTGCGGCGATGGCCACCTTCATGGTGTAAGCCCATAATATATCAAAGAATACGCAAACCCAAAATCAATCCTCTTCATTCCTCTTTTCAAGGTAATCCAAAATCTCTCTCTCCACGAAGGCAAGACCAGCGACAATCCCAGTCATGTGAGTGTATTGTGGGTAGTCCTTGGCACCTCCAAGAGCCAAATCATCTGCGATATCATTCATGTATTTCCGAATTTTCGCTTTTATTACGTCTAAGTCATTCATTGATTTTGTTATGCTTTCTTCTGTTTTCGTAAGCTGAAATAACCCTTAAGTTCCACGGGACATGAAGCCCGGATACGTTTTCCCCGCTTAACGGAATAATGTGGTCGACATTGTGCTTTACACCAGTAGTAATTTCAAGTTCAGCAGCAAGCCTGTAAGTAGCCAAAATCTCTAATTTTTGGTCTTTTGACAGCCAACTTGGAGTTGCGAATCTTTTTCGAGCCCTTTTGTCGGCGGAAAGCTTTCTTACGACAGAAGGATTGTTGACCCTCCATTTTTTATTGCTTTCTTTGTACTTTTCTGGGTTATTCAATCTCCAGTTTTTATTTCTCTCTACAGCAAGGCTAGGGTTTCTTTTTTGCCACATTAAACTGTTGTGAAGATTACAATCACAACAACATCCACTTTTTGTGTATCTCTTTGAGATGTGGTTATTCTTGCACGGCTTGCCCGTAAAATACCACTTAAGCCCAGTGGAAATTGCCTCTTTCCTTGATATCAAAACAAGATCATTCATCTTCCGAACATTTTTTCAGCGGCTTGGATCGTCGTTCCCGCGACCTTTGCAGCCTCAATCGAGAGTTTATCCTCTTTGAATCTTGCGTCAGCCGCAGCCTGTGCGGCCTTAACCTGTACTGCCTTTTCCTTAATGTCAAGCTCACGCCTCTGCATTTCGGTCAGCGGATCATTTGCCTCCTGCTGTTGCTTCGCGGCAGCCGCCTCCGCGTTGTGCTGCTGAAGGAGCCTGTCAGCCGCAACGGAAGCCAGCTTCGCAATATCGTTTTCGACATCAGGCGGGAGCTTCTGCCCAATCTGGGGAAGACTCACACCAAGCTTGAGTTCAAGCTGACGCCTGTAGGAGTAGGCAAAATGCTCAGCAAGATGCTGTTGCATGGCACCAACAAACGCCTGAGCGTTGGGGCTCTGCGACACAAACTGTTGATAAATCGGGTCCTGCATGAATGCAGTATGGACCTTGATGTGGGCATCATGGTCCTGCTCAAGGAAGACTGTGATCGGCTTGCCAGACATGACCATTTGGTTTTCGGTCACGGGGTCCATCGAAACGGCCTGCGCCTGCCCCTGAATGATCAGATCGACATTCTGGACATTCAGCGCGTGGAGCATCTGCCTATGAAGAAGCTCCATATTGTACATGCCCGGAGGCGCGTTCTGAGCAAGCTGCATCGCCGCCTGATACTGCATGACCTTCTGCGCCATTGTGGCGGCATTCGGATCAGAAACCGGGATAATATCGACGCGGTCATCAAAGTCTTGGGCTCTGGAGACAGGGGCCGTTGGGTTCTCAGACGCAACATACTCATACTCAGGCCCCATGTACTCCTTCACGACTTCGGCAATGAGTTTAAACTCCTTGCCAAGAGAATCGTGTACACGCGCCTGAACGGCAGACATGACCTTCATGGAGCGCTCAAGCAGAGCTAGGGTAGTGCCGACAGGAGCCTCGGGGTTTGCATCCCCGACATCCATTTCGGCAATCGAACCAATACGCCTGCCTTCATCTACGAGGTTCCCGAGAAGCTGGTAGAGAACGCTAGACGGCTCCTTGTATGGAAGGAAGGTAATTGAATCGCGGATGTTTCCCGACGCTACGTCAACGTCTCGGAATTCTCCCGGCATGATCGGGTTGTCGTCTCCCTTGATTCGGAGCCCACGCGCCTTGAGTCCTCCCGGTAGGTTTGAAAGAGTCCCTGCATCAACAAGCTGGCGCAAGATTGAAGTTGCACTCTTAGCAATTCCACCGATAAGGTGAATGAGTCCAGTGCCGTAGAAACCAAGGCCCGGAAGGTATTGATAATGAACAAAATACTGCCTCTTTTCAAAGCCGGGGTCCCCTTCCTTCCAATTACGGCGGATGGAGAGGATTTCGCGGCTGGATTTTTCAAGCGTCACGACATAGGGGAGTTCGATCCCGTCAGGATGTTCAAATCCCGGAAGATCAAGATCGACGCACATCTCAAGGATTGTGTGCCGGGTATCATCTGTAAACGATGGGGTCTCGCCCTTTACCTTGTCGTACTTACGCTGAAGGCTTGAGTAGTCCGGAGACGGGACTGGGATATCAATATCCCGGTAGAAACCACTCACCTGTAATTTCCGAAGTTCATTCGGGTACATTCGCGTCACATGAGTATAACGCGGGCAAGCGGCGAGATCTGTAGTGCCGTAGGCAACAACAAAGTCCTCCGCAGGCACGAAAACGGCTGCGGGGCGCTTGTTGATTGTGTCGTAGTACACCTTTCTGAAGGCGGAGCCAGCCAAGGGAAGGCGGAACAGAAGCTGTTCAGTCTCCGAGCGGTAGTCCGTCATCTTTTCGGTGACGATAAAATTCATTTCTTCCTGAACCCGGTGAGCCTGCTTCAGGAGTTCTTCATTGGATTTGCCGACAATCTTTGTGCGAACAGGCCCCTGTGAGGGGAAAACCTCCATGATTGTCTGCGCTTGAAACCGAATCACGGCCTCAGTGAGTACGGGGTGGTAAACGCCACAGGCACCCGGCCACGGCATTGTACGCTCTTCGATCTTGAGGCCGAGAAGATCAAGTCCCTGAATATAAGCCTTCTCCCAGTCGGCCCGGGTATTGAGGTCATCCTCAAAGCTTGAGATCAGATCGCCAGCAATAGCATCCAGATCTCCACTATCAAGTATGTCAGCGAGATTGGCGGCGTGATCTTCAGGCGGCTGAAGCTCCGGAGAAGCACTCCCAAAGTCAACAGTAACGCCGCCATCCTCCATCGGGGTCACGTTCGGCCCAAGATCTTCAGCGGGAAGATCTACATTGATCGGGGGCGTTTCGGGTGAAATCGGGATATAGGGCTCAGCCATCTTTTTCTTTCTCAATTTGCTCTATTGTATCAGTAGTATGGCTCTTTGCGGAACTTCGGGGTTTCAATCAGGTCATCTTCATCGGTCGGGATCGCAAAACCACCCTGACGGAACCTCATAAGTGCCATTGTGACGGCGTCAACATAGTCGTCATGGTCTCCGGAAGGAAACGCGGCGCATTCTTCCACTACATCAATAGCAAATTGCTCATCAGGAGCCCATACAACCCCAGATGCAAATATGTCCGTTATGCTGTTTACACGTACAATCTTGTCGCCAGTGGCTCTTGTTGGTGTGAATTCCTGCACCGGAATGCCCGCATTGCGTAATTCAGCAATAAGAGGGGCACCAGATGCCTTCTTTTCGACTATAAACATGTCTGGCTGCCATGTTTTGTGGTACTCGACGGTTGTCGCCTTGAGTTCCGGGAATTCCAGCTTGTCCTTCCACGCATCCAAGAGGATGAGATTGGGGATTGGCTTGCCAACGGAGTTTGGATGGTCAAAAACCCCGAAACAGACACATGCAGAGTAGTCAGAACGCTCTGTTTTCGAGAAAGCAGTGTCCATCGCAATAATAACGGCACTACAACTTGGAGCTTTTTCACTCTCCCAAATGTTCCACCAGTCACGCTTGATAAGCGCACCCTCTTCAGAGGTCGGATCTTGCTGGTATTGTGCCGACCACTTGGAGATCGGGAGTTCAATCTTGAGCTTCTGAAGTTCGTCAAGGGACCAAAATTCGGGCCAGAGAGGCTCTCCTGATGGCATGATGGCCGGGAGTTCAATAACCTCCCACTCAGATGAGCCTTCCTTTTTAATCGAAGCGTCTATGATCTGCCCGGTAAGGTCCCTTTTGGCCCACCTTGTCATCACGATCACGATAGCCCCACCGGGCTGTAAACGCTGCCGGGGGCCAGATGAGTACCACTCAAACACCTTGTCATAGACCGACACGTCGAACTGGCCCATCATGGCCTCCTGTTCGGAGTGCGGATCGTCAATAATCAGAAGATCGGCACCTTTACCCGTGACGGCACCACCAACACCGATAGCGAAGTATTCGCCCCCCTTGTTCGTGGACCAGCGACCAGCAGCCTTTGAGTCGGACTGGAGCCCAACGCCCGGGAACACCTTCTGATAATCAGCCGAGCCGACAAGATTTCGAACCTTTCGGCCAAACCCGACCGCAAGTTCGGCTGTGTGTGCCGTCTGGATGATCTTCTTGTCGGGGTATTTACCAAGAAACCAAGACGGGAACAGGTAAGAGGCAAACTCGCTCTTTGTGTGCCGGGGTGGCATGTTTATGATCAGGCGCTTGAGCTTGCCGCTGGCGACCCGCTCGAAAGCATCAGCCATGATCTTGTGATGCCTGCCCGAAATAAACCCCGGCCACATCTCCCTGACATAGTCAAGGTAGCCATCTCTGGCGGCTTCGATCTTCTTTGCGTCATCCAAAGCACGAAGAAGCCGGAGGATCTCCGGCTTCTCGCTTTCTGGAATCTTGTCAATAAGTTCCGCGTAGTTCATGCCTTAATTATATGGTGCCGGGTGAGGGAGTCGAACCCCCGTAGACGGCTTACAAAACCGCTGCATGGCCACTGTGCTAACCCGGCTCCCTATATCCCATCATCGCGTCAATTGCCGCGATATTCTCCTTGAATGCGTGCTTCGCGTCCTCGAAAGTCCTGACGTGATAAATAATGGTTGTACGATGCTTTCCAATGGCATCGCCAAACTCCTTTAGAGAGATCCAAGGGTTGTACCTCACTACAGCCCATACGAAGTGGTGGCGGGCGGGATACACGTCACGGCTCAGGACGATATGCTCAAGTTGTTCATCCGTCGCGTTGTAGTATTTGAGGATTGCATTCTTCACGGCCATTATGGGTTCCGGAAGCTCTTTCAGCCTCTGAACACCCGCATCCACCTCGTCCTGCTTGCCCTTGGAGATTATGACAGGCTTCCTTAACTTTGGTGGAGTTGCAGCAAACTTCTTCTGGACGCGCCTGATCTCGGCCTGAATGCCGCAAGACATGTCGTCGTACTTTGTCGTGCGCTCCCAGAAGAACTGACCCTCAAGCGCCTTGGCCATCTCCTCTTCAAGGTTTTTCATTGATCTTCCTCAACATATCGACAAGATGTCCTACGGAGCCTTGGAATCCATATGTGCCGTAGTGGGTGCATTGAGACCACGGGAACAACCAGACATCCCCACCGATCTCCCGCCACTTGTGGCAAAAATAGTAATCCTCAGACAGGTATCGGTTGTCCACAATCGCGGTGCGGAAATAGGCGTGCATCTCCCGCTTTTCGCCAGAGTGGACAAACTTGGAATCGTCGGAAACGTAATAGTTCTCCGGGAATGCTTCCTTCATCTTGGCAAAGACACTCCTCTTGATGAGCATCATCCCGGTCCCAGCCTCAGACACCCTGATAATCTTTTCCATCTTGGTTTCATTATCCAGAGGTGTAAACACATACTCACCAACCAGCTTTTCAAGAATTTCGGGGTCGTGTGTGCCGCCCTTTATGGCTTCGATGATCACGGGCCAGTTGATGTGCTTCTTGGGATAAGGGCCGCAGATAAGGTCCTTGTCAAAGGACATCATCGCAAGGACATCTTCGGGGCGGAACTGGATGTCCGCATCCACAAAAAGAAGATAGTCCGCATCGCTTTTCGTCATGAACTCATAGACAAGCCCGTTTCTTGCCCGGTCTATAAGGCTTTCGTTCATCATGAAGCAATGGTGAAGCTTCATGCCATGATTGATCATGACATCCTGAAGCTGAAGGACGCTTGAGAAATACATCGAATTCCCAAGCCCTCCATACATCGGAGTGGCGATCATGACCCTCTTCCCGCGAAGAGGCCTTATGTCGATCTGAATTTCAGACTCAGACATCGTTTATCCTTGTGATTGAGACGCCAGTGCCATAACATCCGTTATAGATCATTGGCGCGGGGTTTCCTTGAATTTTCCATCCATTCTTCTCCTCTGCCAAGGCTTTACCCATGGCAGAGGCGAGTGTTTTCCCCCAGACATACCGGGTCTCAAGAACAACACCGTCAACGCTTGACTGCGATGTACTCATAAGAAAAGTTACCCTTCCTTCGCTGGACAAGATTAACAACACCATCCATATAGAGATGCCAAGCAAATTTTGCAGCCCGCAATTTTTCTGGCTGCTTTTCCGGATCACCTCCGTTGGCGAAATAAAACTGACGGTCCATCATCAGGAACCCGTCGTAATAAATAGCGGACTCGCCCTTGCGGGCCTTGTTGGCCCAGTACGCAAGGCTGTTCTCGTTATCAACTTCCCTCAATTCACCATCCTCTTCAGTGCTTTTTCCAAGAGATCATTCCTGAAGCCATTTGTCATGGTCTCAAGAAATTCGAGTGCCGCAAGTTCGTCCTCGAATGGGTGCATGTATATACGCTCCCCATCATTTGTCACGACCAAAATCATGGAAGCATCGACATTGTCCGCGTCAAGTTGACGCACGATATCACTTCCGTCCAAGTGAGCGGGAGATTTTTTGGGCATATGGGCTGCTCTTTCTCTTTGAATAAAGACCCGCATTGTACAGAAGAGCGGTGCGATAGATATTCCCACCAGCCTTTCTGTAGGCCTGCTTGAGGTAGATCATACCGTACCTGATGCCCACGGCACAGTTGTTTAAACCCTTTGGAGATCCCCTGTATCCAACCCCACGAGCGGTGGCTGGCTTGATCTGCATCACGCCGCGTTCGCCAGCGCGTCCTACGGCACTACAGCGGAAGTTACTTTCAGCCCTCGCAACCGCAATGGCCAGATTAACGGGCACACCCTGACGGGCAGCCTCTGCGGCGACCATGTTCCTGACCCCCTTGTCGGCAACAGCGGGGTTTGCAAAGAAAAGAGAACCAATGGCCATCGCAGCAATATATTTCTTCATCGTCCATTCCTTATCCAGCTTTTCACTTCTCGTGTGCAAATCGGGCACAGATCCAATGTTATCTTCTTGTGCCCATTGACCCCCTCTCCTTGGGTAAGCTCACTCCATTCCCACCTGATGTATTTCGGGGTTTCCGGAATCCATACATCCTCGTATCCGCAGCGGTTACATGTAACCGTCACGGTGTTCCTCGCTGTCTTTGTCATATGTGAAATTCCCTCAGATCACGCGCATAGCGCAATAGAAGTCTTCTTGTTTCCCGGACGCCCTGCCTTTGCACCATGGCCCCGAGAAGAAGCTCCATAACCTTAAGGTGCAGAAGCCTCTCATGTTTTGCTATGGCGTCACGAGCCGCCCTGTCTATCTCATCCATCAATCCCTCCTCCCTGCAGTCCAGTTCTTCTGCATCCGGACCTCGGCATTCGGCACACACCAGATCTCCCGGCTTTCATCAAGTGCCACAACCCAGACGAGGTCGGATTCAAAGCTGTAGTCGATAACAGCAAAGGCATATCCATCTCCCTTGACTGTATTCATCGGTATTGGTGGCTCAAGTCTTGTGAACATATCGACGGTAAACCTCAATATACGCTGCTTCGCAGCTTCTGGCATCTATGGACGCTTGTGTCAAACAAAAACCCCGCAAAACTTGTATCTTGCGGGGTTTTGAAAACCAAATTGTGCAGTTTTATCTCTTTCGGATTGCATCCAAGATATTCGCACCCTTGATACGGGCACCACCCCTCTTCTGCATCGCGGTCGGTGCAGCACCAACCCAGTTGCCACGGAACGATGGCTTCTTCTTTGGTGCCGAAGGCTTGGTGGCCCTTGCCTTCTCGCGGGGTTCCTTGGAAACCTTCTTCTTGGCTTCGGTCATCTTGCGATCAGGGCGGGCCTTCGGGCGGGGGACTGGCTTCCTTTCCGGGGAGGTCTTGGCATCATAGGGACGCTGTGTCGGGTTGTCCATATAAGAAGAGGATCTCTGGACATCGGCATTCGACATCGTCCTGCGCTCAGTATTTCCATCAGCCGAAACCCCCATCTTGGCAACGCCCATGCCGCGAGATGTCTGGCGGTCAGACTTGCGGGGCTGTGGCTTGATCTCAAGACCCCTGCGGTCCTTCATCTTGGTGGGGCCACCACCACCCTCACGGGCCTTCTTGAGCGCCTCGGAGCGGCCAGAGGGCACGACACGGGGTTCAGTCGCGTCCCTCCGCTCTGTGCCCTGCCGGGTCTTCATCTTGGTGGTCTTGTCACCCTTGTCAACATCCGAGAAACGGCGAATGCCAGACTGGACACCCTTCCCAACCATGCCACGGACAATACCGCCCGGACCGGGAAGAGGAG